GTATTTGATGTTGCTCCAATTAAGGTAAAATCAGTAGTACCAATGGTATTTATTTTATAAGTATTACCAACTATAAATGATCCGGCTTCTATAACAGATGGGCTACCTGTATTATAGAACATTAATGTTAAGCCTTCTAACGAGGTAATGCCATCAATACCATTAGTTAAACTACTAACTAGTACCCCATTAACGTCATCAAACGCAAGTGTTGATACTACATCAACACGGTTATTGCCAGGAAAGTTATATTCATCTTGTGCGTTTTTGAATGGTACGGTGAATGTTACTACACCAACTTCTGTTCCATTATTATCTACACCTAGTACATCACGTGTTTGTACGTTCGGTTGTGCTGGATCATACCCAGTAACTCCAGGCATACCTTGAATCCAAAACTGACTATTTTGATTTACGCTAAAGCGGTAAGTGCCACCACGTAATAATGTGATAGACGGGTTGATAGAACCTTGAGATGCTCCGTCTGCTGTAATTAAATATCCATTTGATGTACTTGTTACAATGTAATCAGTAGCGTTATAAACTGTTTCTGTACTAACTGTTACTGCATCCGGTCCTTCTGGAATCCAATAATATTGATTAAAGTTAATAATCTTATCTAAGTCAGTAAAGCTATCCCAAGAATAGAACTGACTAGTAAATAGCCTATTATTATTATTAACTACCGCACCTTCCAACTCTAATCCATCGATGATGCCCGGATAGCTAATAAAATCTTGTGCGGTACTTGTATCTTTTTTAAGAAATACTACTCCGGGATCTAGTTGATAATCTGTTCTAGTTTTAGTAGGTTCAGTGACATAATAGTTCTTTGCATTGACACCATAACCAAACCTGCTACCTATGTAACCTTCAATTCTTTTAACATTAGGTTGATCTACAATCTGATCTAATGTCGCATTTAAAAATTGACTATTTGTAGTTGTTTTAAATATTTCAGGTAGAAAATTCAGTGTTCTAATTCTTGTTGCCATTATTTCTCTCTAAGGTTATATAGTACTTATCTTATTTGTAATTCGGCGGGAGTCAATGCGGCAATAACAACAACATCATTTGCTGTTGCACCATTTGCAAAAATCTCATATGGAGCAGCCTTAATTTCATACAAATCACCAAAGTTCATCGTTGGGTCATTTGGAACTAACACAGCAGAACTTATTAACTCACCTACTTGTGAATGTAGATATGCGCTTAGTTCACTGAAGTAAAATGTATCCCCAAATGTCCAATTATTAATACTAAAATAGGTATTCATAGCAGAGAGAACTGCACTACGAATTTCACTATCACTGGCATTAGTATTGCTTGCTTTAATAACTTTAATAGTTGCTCGTAACTGTGTTGGAGCTTTAGGTCCAAATAATGGTAAGAAAACCACACTGTTTAAAATCACACTATCACTCAACATTTTATAATCATTTAATGAACCATATGCTTGTGATAATTCATTGATTGTGGGCTTATCTGGCATTGGTACTGTATCAGTAATATCTTGTAACCAATTTTGATACGCAGTATAATAAGCTTGTGTTACTACATATAAATCGATAATATTTGTTGTAGCAGGATCAATACGTGTAGTGTTATTACTATTATGGCGATATTGGAACTGCAATCCTTGACGCCCAGGCTTCATACTATATTGAGGTTGTTCAGTTACAATATAATATGGTGTGTTTATTGTTTGGTCTTGTATTGTTGTATAAAATAAATTATCTGTATATGCATAGAACAACTGTCCTTCTGGATATTCATACTTAACTACCTCAACCTGTGTTTTAGTTGCATACTGATAAACTACCGAACTTGATTCAATAAGTTGATAACGTGATAGATTAATTGCATCTTGTACTAGTTCAAAGAATGTATATACTCCAATGTTTGTATTACCATTAACATATCCTGTTACCTCTGTGAAGAAATCCGGATTAGTAATAATGGTTCTATCATTTACATCTATGCTTGATACCTCTACTTCAAAATCATTAACATACCCATCACTCTCAACTGTTTGACCAATAATACTTACTGGTACTGGCATTGCTAATGGATAGTTACTTCCAGGTTGAGTATTGGTAGCTAATACTTTAACATAATCTTGCAATATTTTACCACTAAACGGATCGTATACTAACTTACCAGTTTCATATGTAAATCTAGTATCAGCAACGCTGCCAAAGTAATATGCTAGCGAACGATATGCTACACTATAACGATTATTGCCTACACTTTCAAAGTTAACAAAATAGTTACTTGCATTGTATGCACCTATACTCCATCGATCTTGTGCAATGGTTAAACTATTGTCAAATATTAAACTAAAACTCTGATTAAGTTCCATTCTAACTCTGCATTCCTGTAACACTATATTAGGTAGTGAGTTGTCGAATGCAGGCAATATAGTAGAAACTATTGCACCTTGTGGTACATAACCATTTAATGTTATAGGTCCGGTACCATTACTAAATGCACCTTCACCATTGTTGTACCCATCACCTATAACATTTAATACAGTAGTCCATATATAACTTCTGTCAGATGGTCCTGCAATACCAGAAACCAATCTGCTGGATTCATTAAAATAATAACCACTCGGTGCAATAAATTTAATCATAGCACCTTTGGTTGCATATTTCATATTGTATGTAGAATATGTTCCTACTGGTATGGGAGTGTTTGCACTACCATTAATATTAAAGAAATAACCAGTGATGCTATTGGCATCAACTGTTTGGTCTTCCCAATAAACAGTGCCGTCCCCTGATGCAGTGTTTACTGGATAGCGTGTATAATTTTGAATGTAATATTGTCTTGCTCTGTTATCACCCACTAGACTTCCGGGTTCAGATCCTAATAATACAGCTAATGTATTTGTTAAGAATGTAATAATATCACCTGTGGTAGTAATAGTTAATAACACATTACCATTGGTACTATCTTGGTACATACCACCATCATTTGCAAAACTATTAGTGCTGGAGTATTTTCCGGTTGGATCTAACAAGTCTAAGTTTTTTGATACGCCAACAGAACTACGGTTAATAGCTTTGCTTTTAATAATAGAACTGTATAATGTATATGGGAAATTGTTGTAATCTTCACCATTAACCATTCTATTCTGTGTGTAGTAGCGAGTAGGGGCACGTTGTTTAATGTTTGCTAATGTTTCTCTTGCCTGTGCGGTTGACACTGGTGTCTGTAATTCTAATCCTAATGTAAGTGTTTCTGTTCGTCCTACTCTACTAATATAACTTATTGTAACTGATAGATTTTGCATTTCAGTTGGATCAATTGTATATGTTAATGCATTACCTGCACGAACATATGCTCTGAATGAACCAACTGGAATCTCGGAAAATACACCATCACCAAAAACGTAACTAACTTGGTCGTTAAATCTAGAACCAACTGAGAATATTCTGCGAACACTATTTTCAGTTTGTAAATATGCGTCAGCATAAACATTCTCTACTTGATTCCATAACGTTCTATTAACAGCAGAACTGTTATCAGTACTCAACTGATACAACCAAGTATCTGTGTTGTTGATACCTTGAATATCTATGTCAACAACTTGATTAGCAATTTGCTGTGCTAAATTAAAATCAAAGTTTTGCAAATTACCTTGTTTAAAATAAAAGAAGAACCCTGTGTTTGGACTGCCATATCCCAATTTATCATTGCGATATAACATATTCATTCTGCCACTAGGTGCAGGTGGAATTTCATAAACATAATCTTCATTTAAACTAGTAGCACTGACCAACTCAAAATTCATTGTTTGATTGTCTACCACTGCAGTAAACGGTACTATTGGAAGATTAGCTGGAGGAATATTAATAGCGTATTCATCAGTTTTTATTCCTAACAGTTGAGCAGTATTTCCTGGACGACCGATACGTTGTGTGTTAATTAATGTTGCATTGATAATAGTATTAAACTGTTCTAACCAGTTAACATTTGCAGGATCATTCCATAATACAGTTTGATTGCTTAAATTGAACCCATTTAAATCAGTAATGTTTTCACTTGTTTGTATACTTGTTACCTTGATATAACCCTGACCAGCTATATTACGTTTAGGAGTATAACTAACCAAATTAGCTAATTTAACAACGCTATCTCTACGTTCAGCCGTGTCAATAAAGTTTTCACGTGCATTTAAATCACTACGGAAAGCTAGGCCTTGGCCCATAAAAGCCATAACATCTAGTAACGCAATAAATTCACTTGATTCGATATAATCATTAAACGTTTCTGGGTAGTAAACTCGCAAATAGTCAATAAAACTTTTACGTAATGTCTCATAATCATATGAACGGAAATCGGCTTCACGGAAGGTTTGGTATATTGCCTTCCAGTCGTTAACGCCGAATAGTGCTGATTGTCGTGAACTTGTAGCCATAGTGGTATTCTCTTTTAAGTATTTATCATACTTAGAACCATCGTTTTTGTAAGATATTACTGAATAACTGCTGTGCCGGTTGTGTTATTAAAGAAAACGCTTAATAATTGTGCATTATTAAAGGGTGCTATAGCTAGTTCCATTTCAATCAATATACCATTTTCTTGGGGATATGCGCTAACCGTATTAACGATAAGTCTTGGGTCTTGATTGGCAACTCGTCTAAGTTCAGTTTCTAGTTTATTTTGTACATCAAATGTATTGGGTTCAAATACAAAGCTCCACAATGTGGTTCCGTATCCGGGATTTCCAACTTTCTGTCCTTGCTGAATATTCAACGCATTAATAAAATCTTGTATCACTAATTGTTGGTCTACTAACTTAAACTTTTTACCAGGAGTAACTGGTTGTGGTATTGATCCAACACCACCCGCAATACCTGCAGGTAAATTAGTAGAACGCGGCTTGTTAGCGTTAATTGTACTGAATCCGATGTATGCTGGCATGTTGTTATCCTATAACGTATTTATGCAGTTGCTAATTCATTAATAAGGTCATAGTTTTCTGAACGTAGTGCATATAATTTTTCTGTTGCAGCCTTAGCATTTGCTATGGTTTCCTCAATAGCCGGGTCTCCGGCAATTAAATTATTTTTTGCTTCAGTATATGCGGCAGTGGCTGCATCAACATCTTTTTTAGCAGCCGCAATTTCAATGAACTTAGCATCTATTTTAGTCTGGATATCTTTTTGTTTTTGTTTCTTTTGTTCAATTTTAGATAATCCAGCCTTATATGCATCTTCACTAACACCTGCAAAGTTTGGTGCTGGTATTTTTGCATTACCTAATAAAGAAGTAACCTGTGATGTTAATTCACTTCTATCGGTAGTATTAATAGCTACAGTTGGCAATTTAATTTGTACTGCGCCACCTGAACTCATTGAGCTAATAGCGGCATTTAATTGTGCGGCTGCACCAGCTGGTAATCCTGCACTAGCTAATGATGATAGTGATAATTTACCACTCTTTAAGTCGTCTAGACCTTTTGTCAATGCTCCGGCTGCTCCTGAGGCTGCGTTTAATATATTAGATGACGCTAACGGATTAACTGCTAAACTAGATATACCATTTGTTATTGATGTTGCTTGTCCAATTAATCCTGTTACTGCACTAACTCCGGGTATAGTATTAACAGCTCCCACAGCATTATTAACCACAGAAGCAACTACTCCAGCTCCTCCCGGTAACGCCCCTAATCCAGTAGATAGATTTGCAGTTACGCCTAATGTGTTTTTTAATAATCCTGTAGCTGCACCTGTAACTCCTGCTATTGCGCCTGTTACTGCATTTAATGCACCTGACAATGGATTAGATGACGGTGCCTGTGCTGTCGCTTGTGCTTTTTCTGTTATGTCTTTGATATTTTGTGGTACACCAGCCTGTAATGTTGGGAATGCTCCTGTAATTGCACTGAATGCACTGCCTGCTACACCTTTAGCACTATCTAATAATCCTGCTATACCAGCTACAGCTCCTTTAGCCATGCCACCTAACGAGCCTGCGATACTACTTAACCCACCAGTAACTGTACTAGCTAAGTTACCAGCAAAATTACCTGCTGATACTAAACTACTAGCCGATCCTAACACATTGTTTAATGCTCCTGTAGCGGCGCCTGCGATATTTGACACTGCTCCTGTTACTGCTCCTATTGCAGAATTAGCGGCATTTTTAACAAAGTTAACTGTATCTGATATACCAGCTGTTGACGCTGACATAACTAGACCGGCAATTTGAGTACCTGCTTCATTACCAGTAATCAGTCCATTTTGTGTTAATGCAGTTTGTGCTTTTTGGAATGTATTAACTTGCGCCGCACATTGAGCACTTATGTTACTAATATATGTTTTGAGATTTTCTGCTCCGGGCATACCTGTAAACAAGTTTGAGGTCATTGCTTCTTCTACTGTTTTACCATCAGCAACTAACTTAGCAATCAATGCTGCCGAGCCCGGCTTAAGTATTCCTGCTTGTTCCATTTGTTCTGGGCTTTGTGCCATTGCTCCAATGCAGGCTACTTTGCCTGTTGCAGTGTCTACTACTCCTGCTCCTAGTTTAACTGCGGAGGCTGCGGGACCAGTTGCTGCCAAGGTTGATATTTGACCAACCATTGTACTGGTTGTATTTTTATCAAGTGCCGTGCTTATTGCCGCTGTTGGTGGTACAGTAGAGGCAACTGCAACAGATACAGGTGCTGTGGTTGGACCTTCTCCTGCACTTGCATTTGCGGCAGCTACTGCCGGTGAAGGTGCTGAAGGTAATGCAGAACTAGCATTGTTATTAACTTTAACATCTACACCTTGATTTGCGCTAGCCCACGGTGCGTGAGCAGGTGCTCTACTTACAATACTTAATAACTTACCAGGTGCAGCCGCCCAACCTTTAGTAGCATCATTCAATGTATCAGTATGTGCTACTACAGGCAATGGTTTAACTTCTTGTGGTACAAGACTAGATGATCCTGTATTTAAATTAATCTTACTACCATTGAAGTATGTAATGGAATCACTATAAAAAGATGCATCTGAACTACTAGCAAAACTCATCTTACCATCTACTTTGGTTGTATATTTACCAGAAGCATACAAACTAAAATCTGTTCCAACTTTTTGTATAGTTTCTTTTTCACTACTAATTGCAATTGTTTCTGCACTGATGTTTAATTGTTTGCCTGCATTGATATTAATGTTATTATCTGCATGTAAGTTTAAATCACCTTGCGTTCTTACATTGAATGAGTTAGTAGAGTACATGTCAATTGTACCTTCTTTTCCTAACTCAATATAACTTTGCCCATTAGCGTGAATGATGAATAGTGTTTGTCCATCATCACTCATTAATATTTGATGTCCTAAACTACTACGTATTCTTACTAATTGGTCTCGACCTAATATGTCTCCGTCATCCATTACTAGTGTGTGACCGGCTCTACGTGCAATAACTTTTAATCCAGCAGTTTTGCCAGTCCCGCTAGCGGCATCAGCAATAGTTTCATCAGTAAAACCACCTTCATATATAGGTCTGCCTGGTGTGCTTACTCCCCAACCAACACGACTTGGTGCTTCACGTTGTGCGCTTGATCCAATAACTCCCCTAATAGGATCTCTAATTAAACCCTGTTGTGCTAGTATACTAGCAACATAACTATGTACAGGTTTGGCATCAGATAAAAATTTATTACTATTTGCAATTCCCTCATTGTTAGTATTAATATTAACTACTGGTAAACGTACTGCACCACCTAGTCCTCTTGCTTCACCTGCGTTTGCAACAATATTGTCAGTGCCACCAATTGCAGGTACCATGTGTAATGCTTCAGGTTGAGGAACACATCCTATCCAAAATCCATAATTAGGATCACCGTTAATGAATATGCATATAACTGTAGTACCCAAATCAGGTTGACTATTCCACATACCATAACTGTTGGGATTCTTTATATATTCTCCCCAACCTGTATTTGCACTTGATGGTGTAGTTACCCCATAGAATGGAGTCATATAACTAACTGTTACCCAATTATTGCTATCGTCAGGGTCTAATCCACCTAAATCACTGATATATACCTGTAATCGACCTGAACGTATTGGATCGATATTGTCTTTAACAATACCAAAAAGAGGTACACTACGTAATACTGCGCCACCTGCATCAGGTCTACTTGCTTTAGTACTACCCCTGGGTTTTATTTCATCATATGCCATATATTATGCTCCGCCCCTTGGTCTTCCTTGTACTGGTTCATCTCTACCACCTTGATTTGCAGGTTGTTGTTTAGGATTTACAACATTCTCATCATCAGGTTCTGAAGCCGCATTAGATGATTGATTTGTATTGTACTTAGCAGCCTCATTACCCATCGATGGGTTTTCCGTATTAGGAGGATTATCTTTAAGATATCCAGTGTTACCAGATGAGTTCTCTCCTGTATTCGCCGCTCCACTTGAGCCTGTTTGTGATGAACCTGTTCGAACATCTGTTCTTCTTTCGTCAGTAGCCGCAAAGGCTGCTCTTGCATTATTTGCATTTGTTGCTGTTAATGTTAATCCGGTACTTGTGGCAGTTTGTTCTGTTATATTTGGTCTGCCGGCAGCGGCTGCGGTGTTTTTAGCTGATATATCAGGAAAGGTGTTTATAATACATTGTAACTCTTGCGTAAATTTACCTTTAGAAAAAATACTATCAACGGTTGTTACCATATAACTAACGCCTTTGACAGCAGAAGATATTTCTTTAGGATATTTCCAAAACAGTATAGATTCGTTGATAGATAATAAACCATCATCATTGTTATAATCTATAGCTTCTTTAAAATCTATCTCAATAAACACTTGTCCACCATTAGGGTTTATAGTAAATCCTCTACCATAAAATTGACGATATACACTGTTGACAGATCCTGGACTTTCTTGCATCAAGTAATCTGGATCTCCTAGTATAGTTACCTTTGCAGATGCATATGCACCTGGATCGTATAAACTTGTTAAGTAAGAGTTCTGTGCCTCTTTACCCACATCTAACTTACCAGTTCTATCTTCATTTTGTCGTTTGTTCGGAAAGGTTGGAGTATTTGTTCCACCACCAGTACTAGCGTCAGTACCAGTAGGATTTAATGCCACAGTAAAATATGCATTGTCCAATTTTTGTTCGTATTGAATTATCTCAGAGTTTTTACCTGTAAACCAATATTCATATCTTTTATGTGCGCCATAATACTTAGTTGTTTTACCTGCATATGGACTAGTAACTGCCGGAGTTTCGTAAGGTTGTATGATGTAAGTTATTTCATATGCAAAATCTTTTACTACTGTGTCGAATCCTAATACTTTAACTCTTGAACCTAAATTATACCATTTAATACTTTCAGGAGTTGGATCTTTTATTTCACCCTGCGAGTTAGGAGAAGGATCAGGTTGTGTCTCTGATTTAATAATAACATTCAATGCGTCTTCCAAATAACTACTCTGTGATACAATAGAACTTACTGCCTGCATAATAGATACATCATTGGTAAATGTAATAGTTCTTCTGTTACTATTTGGTACTGTTTTAACTGATACGGATTCATTCACCTGACCAATATTGGCTGCGGCACTCATTGGATATTTTGATTTATCTAAATCAGCTATACTTACAATTGAAGCTTTACCGATAGTTGTCTCTGCATTTCCTAAAAATTCAAGTTTATATACATTTGGAATACTACCTGTACCTAATTTTTTTGATATTGCAACCTGCTGTTCATTTAGTGTTGTCAACAAACCCCTAGTTCCAGTTAATGCATCATGTACAGTGCTGCCTTCTAGTCGTGCACCATTATCTACCCTACCATACTTAACACCAAATCCTACTTTAGGGGCAATAGGTGCGGCAGTAATATTATATACTGTCGTCTTCCCATCAATCTTAAACTTCATACTAGTAATCATTATATCAAAGAAACGTTCAAAGACACCTCCAGAATCACCAGTCATGTCAAACTTGTTTAAATTAGTAGAGGTAGATGCTGATATTTCTTTACCAGCTTGATCGTACCCTTGAAATCTAATTCCTAA